TCTGGATAAAGATGAGCTTGAACAAAATGTGCAATTCAATAATGACCTGCGAGGTCAAAAAGAAGCTATGGAAACGGAGATTGCTGCTTATCAAAAAAAGATTGCGGAATACACAAAAGGAATCCGTGAACTATATTTAGATAAGGTAAAGGGTATTCTTTCCGAACTTGATTACTTGGATTTATCTAAAGATTTCTCAACACAAAAAGAAAGGCTCGAAAAACTGGTAATTGATACGCAGAAACAGCTTGATGTTATTGAAAGAAAAATGCTGATTGGCGATAACAGACGACAGTTAATCGAGCAATATACAAATCTTGAACACTTAGACAGGGAAACGGTTGAAAAGCTGATTGATTATGTATTGGTCGGTAAGAAAGACCCTGTAACTAAGGAAGTACCTATTGAGATACATTGGAATTTCTAAAGTTCTCATATCTGGCAGCTAGTATGCCAGATTATTGGGAACTATCTTTTAAAACCTCAATGTTGTCTTTATACAATCGCACCCTCTGCAGCAAGATCCTCGAACAGATCAGTGATCGGATCACCTTTACTCTGAAATTCACATGCATTAAATGGTACGCCACCTGCTGCCTGTGGCCAGACTCCCACTGTGTGATCGATATAATACGGTCCAAATCCGGATTTCTCAATTTCCTCCATGGAAAGGTCCCGGGTAAGCTGATGTACAATAGTGGATACCATTTCCAGATGACTGAGTTCTTCTGTTCCTATATCGTTGAGCAAAGCAGAAGTCGTCCGGTTCGGCATGGTAAAACGCTGGGAAAGATAACGCAGGGAAGCGCTGATTTCACCATCCGGGCCACCAGAGTGCAGTACCCTATAATAGTCCCGCAACCCTAGTGTTTATGCGGGCTTGCGGGATTTTCAATTCAGGAAATAATGATGTCAAAAGACATTTTTCCGGATTCCTTATCATATATAATCTGCTCCACAACACTTCTGATCAGATTTCCTTTTTCTTCATAACCTACGTCTGGATTCTTCAGGACATCCGCAACAGAACGGATCTCTTTCAGGATTTCTTCTGTGTCAGGCTGCTCTGCCTGTTCTTCCTGTAATAGCTGTGAAAGGGCAGCGGTCAATTCTAACCGATCTGATACCAGACGGTCCTTATTATTCTTATATTCCTCCAGAGTATCTACGCCTGCCTCATAAGCCTCTTTGATTCTGCTTTCTCTCATGGTGAGCTTACCAATCTCTCTTTGTAACTGTTCAATCTGCAATGAATGATCAGTCTTTTTCTTTTTGCATACATATGTAAATTCTGCTCCGTCTAAGATCTGATCAAAATAACTTATCACAGCTTCTTCAGCCTTTTTGACTGATAAGGCAACAGAAGTCTTATGAAATCCCTTCGCGTACTTCCAACACTGGAAATAAGGACATTTATTATTACCGGTGTAAGAAAGTGTAGCTCCGCAGACAGAACACTTTAAAAGACCAGATAGCCAGTGCTTGCAGGCAGATACGTTTCGCGCCTTGACCGGACGTTTCCGGGAAGTGATCAGCTTCTGACGTTTTTCATACCGCTCCCTGGAAAGGCGTACCTCATGGCTTCCTTCAAATTCCACTCCATTCCAGACAACAGTTCCGCAATAGAAGGGATTTCCAAGAATCCGGTCAACGCTACGCCGCTCGAAGAGTTTTCCACGTTTCGTCCGGTACCCGAGATCATTGCAACGCCTGGCAATAGCTGTCTCATCTAAGTTCTGATTATCATACAGGTCCATAATATAAGAGACAATGGCATATTCAGCCTCATTAATGATATAAGGCTTTCCATGTCCAACTGCAGTATAGCCAAGACAGGGAGACGTCTGATAGCCTTTTTGCAGGGCTTTTTCTTTCATGCCACGCAAGACCTCACCCGACAATCGAATGGAATAGTATTCATCCATCCATTCGATGATGCGCTCGATCAGGCTGCCAAAAGGTCCCTCGATCAATGGTTCAGATACACTGATCACGTCTACATTATCCTTCTTGAGCATACTCTTGTATACGATAGACTCTTCCTGGTTACGGGCGAAACGACTGAATTTCCATACCAGGATCACATCAATGGGGTGAGAGGGCTGCTTCGCCAGGGCAATCATCTTCTGAAACTCCGGGCGCTTCTGTGCATGCCGGCCGGAAACACTCTCAGTAAAGATAAAGTCTCCGGAAACAATCATATCGTTTTTCTGGGCGTAATCCAGCAGAAGGCGTTTCTGTGCATCAGGAGATAACTCTGTTTGGTCCTCTGTCGAGACGCGGATGTAAAGACATGCCACTTTACTGCTCATAAATATCACCTCGATTTTATAAAATATGTAATTTTAAGTACAAAAATAACAGCCACACAAATGTTCTGATTGTGCAACTGCTCCGAAGATGATACAATATCTTTGCCAAAGTACTGGATCTCTTCGGAGATTCTTGATCCGTCCCTGTTACCAGCAGGGGCGGTTTTGTTTTATTTAATTGCTATTTCTTGCACCTGACATGGTGAATCAGACATAAAACCATCATAAGCATACACAGTGATTGGACTTTCTGCATCCTGAAGCATAAAAGCAAATCCTGTTTCTATAGATGTATCTTTAAGTACAGTCTTATAAGTGTTATCACATGCGGCATTTCCGTTTCCCATATACCATGTTAACTCAACACTATTTTGATAGGCTTTAATATTGTAAAAGCTGGTTGCGGAATCGGGAGAATCTGTTTTATTAGTGAAATTAAATTTCACAATACCTAAAATGTCTGATGATCCATCTTCATAAGGCATAGTCTCAAAGCCGGAGTATTCAAGACTGGAAGAATCGGAAGTTAATGAAATTTTGTCAACTTTTGTTTCGGAAGAGGACGTATTATTCATATCATCTGAGGAAGTACCGCCCATTGAGGCTTTGAAAGATTCCCAGTCTGACTTATTTTCTTCGTAAGTCTGAGTTGTTTCGGAACCATCTGAAGAATCCTTAACTGCAAGAGTATAGTCGACATCCTTTTCTGCAATTCCATTAACCTGCTGGTAAACTGGCGCTGTAAACAACGGAAGAAATCCAATAAAATACTCTGAGGGAGCCAGATCAGAAGAGGCAAGACTGATTTCAAATTCGGTCATATCATCGTTATAGGTAATATCTTCAACATTTGGATAGTTCTCATCATCATCTAAAATCTCTTTGATAGAATCATCAAAACTACTTTTTAAGTCTTTCTTCCATTTTTTCTGCTGCTTTTTATCAAGAGTGTAAGAAATTGAACCATCAGAATTAGTGACAGTTTCCACTGCTTCTGGTAAATTAGAGTTACCTTCATCGGAAGCATAGTTTGGAATAGTGACAGTAATATCTTTGGCGAATACTGTTGTTATGGATGAGGTAACGAGTGTTGCTGATAACAATACAGCAAGCGTTTTCTTTTTCATATAGGTATCCTCCTATGTTTTATTTTATTAAAACGCCGAAGCGAATTAATTCGGAATACGTAATTCAATTAGTTTCTGATGATACCCCGTCATCCGAGATATTTGTTCAATAGCAAAATTCTTATATTTTTCCAATAGCGAATCTGGTAATAACAGCTCCGTTCTTTAATCTGCTGATGAAATCATATGTATCACCGCAAATGGTTCGAAATAAATGACATAATTATCAACAACAGCGTATACACCGTATTTAGCATGGTAACACTGCATAGCCTCTTTTAAATATTCCTCCGTAGCATCCAGATATTCAGCCATCTCATAAAGATTCCCACATCCTGCTTCATAAGCCCTGATCAGGCCGTCATGCCCGGTAAGCGGCTGCTCTTTGACGCACAATCCTTCCTGATAGGCAGCAGTCAGTAACTGTTCGTAGTTCAATGGGATCACCCCTTTTTTAAATTAAATCGCGGACTTTAAGGATGGATATGCATAGCTGTTTTCATACGTATATTCAGGAGCACAGTCAATATCTTCATCCATCCATGTAATGACGCCATGAACAATTTTAAAATTGTTAAAAATAGTAGGGTCATTCAAAGGAGTAAATACATCTCCCTTCAAAACAGTAGCATCAAATAGGCGTTTGCGAAACGCCAAAAGCCGCATAAATACGGCATTTTTTCTTGTTAAAAATAAAATATCTCCTCAAGGTTTATGGTAAAATAGAGTTGTCGAGAAACTATCAACCAATCCACCTAAAGGAGATATACCTACATGATAACATATAAGCAACTCACTTTGGAAGAAATTTTTGAAGATTGCCAAAATAAATTCGACAACGACAAATACCAGTTCTTTTCGCTTTTTGATGAAGCCATTAACCTTGATGAAATTGTTCCTGTTTCTTTTATTTCTCATTTTTACGCCAGTACCGGAAGAACCCGCAAACATCAGCTTTATCCAATGCTTAAGGCACTTCTTATCCAGCGTATTTTCTCAATCCCGACGGACACACTCCT